TTTGTTGAATTGATTTCCATCGAAGTGTCAAACTCTGTTGGAATTGCATTTTGCATATCTGTTGTTACATTTTTCATTGTATCTGTAAAGCCCTCGCCTAAACCTAGTGCCAAATTTTCTCCTATCTCATCTTTAAATAAAGTAGATGGAGAGTGTATTCCAAAGAAATTCTTAATTTTATCAGTTAATCCATTTAACATTCCTTTTACTTTATTCCAAAGCCATGTTCCAAGCCCTGACATTCCTTCCCACAGTCCTTTTAGTAAATTCTTTCCTACATCTTTCAAGCTTCTTACTCCATTCATAAGTCCTTTAACAATTGTGCTTATTATTTGTGGAATTTTAGATAGTAATTGAGGAATTGCTTTTATTAATCCAATCCCAAGCTCTACGATTAATCTGGCTGCCGCCTGTATAATTTTTCCTATCATTTCTGGATTTGTTAGTTTAGTTACAAGTTTTTCTATTATTGTTGGAATTTTCTCTATTAATTTAGGTAATGCTTCTATAAGTCCTTCTGCTAAAGCAATAATAAGTTGTATACCTGCATCTATTATTAAATCTATATTATCAATTAGGCTTTCAACCATTAATACAACTGCATCTACCATAGCAGGAATTATTGTAGGCAAGCTCTCAGCTATTCCCTGTACCAATGATGTTAGTATTTGAATACCTGCATCAATAATTTGAGGCAAATTTTGAACAACTGTATTTATTAAAGTATTTAATATCTGCATAATTGCATTCATAATAGCAGGCATATTATTTGTTAATCCTGTTATTATGTTAGTTAATATATTACTTCCTGCAGACAGAAACTGTGGTAAATTTTCTGTAATTCTATTCAATACTTCTGGTAGTATTTCCATAATACTATTTGCTACTTGCTCTACAACAGGCATTATATTATCTGCAACTGTTAGAACACTATCAGCTAAGTTTTCTAGTAAACCTGATATATCAGCATTTCCATTAGCTAAACCTGTCAGCATGTTTTGCCAAGCTGATTTCATTGCAGAAACAGAACCTTGAATCGTTGTGCTTGCTTCTTTAGCAGTTGTTCCAGTTATTCCTAATTCTCCCTGAATTACATGTATTGCCTGATAAACATCATTCAAATTACTAATATCATATTTTACTCCTGAAATTTTTTGTGCATCAGCAAGAAGCCTTTCCATTTCACTCTTAGTACCGCCATAACCTAACTTAAGATTGTCTAACATAGTATAATTCTGCTTTGCAAATCCTTGATATGCATTTTGTATCATATCCATAGAAGTACCCATTTTGTTTGCATTATCTGCCATATCTGTGATTGCCATATCTGCAACTTCTGCTGATTTTGCTGTGTCTCCATTCAAACTTTGTAATAAACTAGCAGAAAAAGCTGTTATAGTCTCCATATATTCATTTGCTGAAAGTCCTGCCGTTTTATATGCATTATTTGCATAGTTTTCTACTGTACTTGCATTGTCTTTAAATAAAGTTTCAACACCACCTACTAATTGTTCGTAATCAGCATAGCTATCTAATGCTTGCTTTCCAATTTTGATAAATGCAGAACCCACTTCTTTTACTACACTGCCTAATTTTTTAATTCCTGAAACTATTGCTTCACTTAAAACATTTGCTTTTAAGATATCTCCAAATTTCAAAGCTCCGCTTCCAGCATCATCGAAACCTTTTTTCATTTCTTTTATTTCTTTTGTACTCTTATCTGTTTGTTCTTCCATTGAAGCCAATTGTGACTCTGCATTATTTAATTGTGTTTTAAACAATTTTACTTTTTCATTGTTAGAGCCATATTGCTTTTCTGCTTGTTTTAAAGTTTCTCGTAATTCATTAACTTTTTCTCTTTGCTCTTTAATTGTGTTATTTGCACTATCATAACTTGTTTTTGTTTCTTTTACAGTTTTTTCTCCATTTGTAAATTGAATGTTTGTAAGCTTTAATTCACTAGAAACTTCTTTTAGAGAACTTGTTATATCTCTAAGTGCCTTTCTATATTCACTTTCTCCAGAAAGCTTCACAGATCCACCAAAACTTTTTCCCAACATATTCACCTTCTTTATCTATAAAATAAAGAAAGGCTTTGGGTAACTACTTCACATTGTTTACTTGTGCGTGTTCCTCACTCTTTTCTTTTTGTATTCTAATTATTTGTTTACATCTATTACACTTAATTTCTGCATCAATATAATTTGCAAAAATTAACGTTAATCCACATTGTGGACATTTTATTTTTTCCATTTTGAGCTCCTAATCTGAAAGCCATTCGCCTTCGTGTGCAATTTCATCTTCTAATTCACTATATCTTTTCTTTGATAACTGAAAATCATAATTTATTTTATAGTGTTTATATAATTTTAATAATTTGCTTAATGTCATTCGCCCTACTTCCTTTCGAGAAAATCCTAATAAGCAATGTCCAATAAACAAAATCCACGAGAAATCAATTTTGTAATTTTCTTCCTCGTGGATTACGCGTTTTTTTGTGTGTCTTCTACTTTAGTAGAATTTATTACTACTTCGTTTGCTTTTTCTGCTATTTCTTTTAAGCCTAAGTCTGTAATTATTCTTCCTACCATTTTGCTATCTACAAATGCTTGTTTTTCTTCTTTGTTTTCATTTTCAATGTCTATTCCTTCGTTGATCATCGCCTTAATTCCAAATTTCAAAGCCTTTATATTAACTTCCTTTTCTTTACTGTCTGTTAATCTTCCCCACTCTTCATAAGAACCATATTCTTCTTGTATTTCTTCTAAAACGTTTAAAGTGAATGCTAATGGGTATGTTTTTTCATTTACCGTGAAATGAGATATTACATCTTTCATAGCTTTATCCTCCTATTAAATAAGGAATAGTACGCCAAGCCTATTCCTTATTATTTTCTTTTATTTTTTCAAAAAATTCTTTATTCTTTTGATACATTTCTTTATCTATGTCATATTCTTCATTGACTTTAAACAGTATCTTTCTATCTTTCTGACATTGAGTTTTACATCTTACTTTCATATTTTTTCCTCCTAGTTAGTTGCTGGTGTTAAAAGTGTGTCTAGATATTGTATTGCTGCTGCTTCTGTGTCTAAAGTTTTGTGTTTTTCCCAAGTTCCTGCCGAAAAACCATTCATTTCTTCTGACAAAGGAAATACTGTTGCTTCTATATTAGTAGTAGCAAATTCAACACTCTCTCCTCTTGTCTTTCTATCTGTTGTTATTTTTGTGAATTTTACTCTTGGAAAGAACTCTACTTTCCATTTTTTTACGCCATCTATTATTTTAGGAACAACGTGTCCAAATCCACACTCTGGTGCAGTATCATTTACAGTTGAAGTTACTTCATTTTCTTCTGATACATCGTTTCCCAACAACTCAGCACAAACAGTATCTTTATCATCAGTAACTACAATTGACAAAGTGCCTTTTTTGAAACTGTAATCACTTTCTGCAAGCGCATCATCCCCATAAAGTTCAGCAGAATTATATTCTGGCGAAAATTTACTTTCTACCATCTTAGGTAGAGTTGGCACTTGTGAATCCGTAAGAGTCTTATATTTCTTTGTTATTGCGTCTATTTTATTATATTTTCCTTTTTTTAAACCTATACTAGCCATTTATTATACCTTCTTTCTCGAATGTAACTGTTCGATGATATAGTCCTGTATCTTTTTCATACATTTCTTCACTGTCACCTGTCCAAATCCATTCGTTTTCTTTCATTATTTTTTTTATTTCTTTCATTATTGCTAAATAATTGCCATCGCTATAAATATCTATGTCTACTGGTGTCTTTGTATATAATTCTTCGTCATCTCCGCTTAGTTCTGGTTCTTCTTCTAACAAAGTCCATACTACATAAGTTTTGCTTTTTCCTGTGTACTCTATATGTGCTGTTTCTATGAGATTTTTATTCACTTCTAATTTTAAAAATATTTTTTTTAATTCTTCATTCATTTTTTACTCCTTCGGCAGATATTTTTCTTGTATTTTTAACATTGCATCCTCGATTTCCTTTTTTTTAAATGATTTTCTAAAAAAAGGCTTCTTTTTTTCTCCAGAACTAGTTCCATATTCTCTTGCAAGAGCAATTAGTGGAATTGGCACACCGTTCGGATATTGTTTGCTCTTTTTTTCTTTATCGTATCCGTAAAAAGCAATTTTACTTGCTATTTCATCATTAGATGTACGATAAACTTTTGTAATTCTTAGACCTTTTTCTAGTGCTTTTGTTGTTTTAAATGATTTTTTCATGTTAGACTTAACGTTCTTGTATACTATATCTGCTCCAACTTTCGTCATTTCTTTCATCATTTCTGTTGCATTGCCTTCAAGCCCTTCGAATTGTTTAATTAGCTCTCTTGGTAATTCTTCTTCAAAATTTGCCATTATTTTGTTACTCTCTTACATTGCATTTCAAGTTCTACGTTTGCCTCATCTACATTATTTAGATATTCTATTGTATATGTTTTTCCTTTATATTCAATATTTATTTTTCTATTTAATTTATAGTAAGTTTCTTCAACTTTTTTAGAATATCTAATAGTAAAATTTGTATAAGCTTTTTCAAAGTCCGTATTGTTAGCTATCAATGTAAAACCTTTTGTAGTCTTAATTTTTGCGTAGGGCTCTAAAATAATTTCTTCTTCAGCCTTTTCTTTGAATCCTTCTCCGTCTTCTTCTTTTTTAAAAGCGAATATTTTTATTTTTTTATTATAATCTCCTGCATTTATCATAAATTATTCCTCGTATGCATATCTAAAATCGTTTGTACTGTTTTATTTGTATTTGTTTTGTCAACATATAGACATCTATTATCATACATATCTTGACAAAGAATATAAATAACTATTACAAAATCAGAATAAGTGTCAAGTGTTTCTTCTTGATCTTCTCCCTCTTTTTTTCTTGATATACCAGTATAATTTTCAATATAGTTTATGGCTATTTCTAACAATGTAGACAAGTCTTTTTTTAAAGGCTCGTCTACACTTTCTAATCTTAAATAATTAGCAATTTCATTTGCCGTTATTTCACTTACTTTCATTGTTTGTCCTCCTTTTTAGGAAGTCTATTTACTTGCTGGATCTGTTGCTCCAGATACTGCAACAGCTATTTTTTGTGTGTTTTCAACTTTAGCATCTAATTCAGAGTATCCAACAACTCCTATTGCGTGTTGTGTAGCAAATTTTTCTAATAAGATTTGAATTTCCATTGCTTCTGTTTCTTTTACAGCAAGTCCTGAGAAATCTCCATAGAATATTACTGGTTTTGATGCTGTTCCAAGTTTTTCAGCTTTTTCTGAACAATAAACAGGTTTTCCTAGTAATTCATAATCCCATTTTTCATTAAATGCTCTATTTAATATATAGTTTCCATCGCTATCTTTTAATTTTCTTACTTTCTTTCTTGTATCTCTATTCATAATCCAATATGCATTAGCTTGAAACGCATCTGGAACAGTTTCTTGTATGTCTATCAATTCATCTGCTGTTACAGAAGATTTTGCGCCTAATGTTACTTTCATATTTGTTGAATCATAAGATTTAACAATGCCTGAAATTTTTCCATCAGTTCCATTTAACATTTCTCCTTCGTAGAACAATTTGAATTTTTCAGCCATTTTGTTTACAACATATTCTGTTAAATTAAAATCATTGTTATTTAATAATGATTTTGATATTTTTGT